AGGACGAGGCCCATCTGATAATCGCCGCCGACGCAGTTGCTTGTAAAGCGGAAGCGCAGCTCGCGCCGCTGCTCCTTGAAGTAGACGACCTGCTCCTGCGGCGTCTGCGGCGTCTCGACGAAGGTCTTCGCCGGGCCGTTGACCTCCGGCGCGCGGGCGTTGGCGCGCCCCCGCACCTCGACCGTCATGTCGCCGGACTGCACGAAGTCAGGCTCGAGCATCAACACCTGTACCGCCTTGTTCGTCTGGCTCGTGACGGGAAGTGAGATGTCGGCCGTCTCGAAGAAGGACAAAATCGGGTTGACGGACAGCCCGTCAATCTCGTCCGTGCCGACCTCGTGAACCCAAAACTTGTACGGGTTGTTGTACGTGACCGTGAACGTCGCGGCGGAGCCAGCGCCGCCGGTGACGGCAGCCGGGTTCGTGGGGGTCAACGAGTACGAGCCTGCGTTCGATATGCTGGCCGTCAGGATGGCACCGGGACCACTGACGGTGCCAACGGTGATCTCGACAGGGATCAGGTACTGTCCGCCGACCAACGTCAGCACGTTTCCGGCAGCGTATCCTGTGCCGCCAGCGGTAACCGCAATGGTGGTAGCCTGCGCGTCCTGCGGGGCAATGCCGGTCATAAGCGGCTTGGGGAATACAGCAGGGAAGAGGCCTGCACCGCGACCGCCATTCGGCAGCGGCGTGTCGTACCACGTGTTCTCACGAATGTTGTAGATGATGGCGTGGTTCGGCTCGATGCTGTCGCCCTTGGGAAAGCACCACCAGATCTCACCGTAACGCGGGACCTTCATCGCGAACACCTTCTGGCGCATCGCGTAGTTCAGGTTGTCGAAGAAGAAGTTGAGGTTCAGCGTGTTCGGCACCTCGCGCACGACGCCGTTGAACGACAGAAATCGGTCAGTGCCGAGCCAGTAGAAGATGCCGTCGTACTCGATCACGGACTGCGCCGAGAGGATCGACGACTGCGCGCTGATGGTGTCAAACTGAAACGTAGGGGTGCCGCCGATGTAGGACATGCGGATTATGCTGTCCGCCGACCACAGCAGGCCCGAGGGCGAGTTGCCCGGGCCACCACGCAGCGGCATGCCGCGCACGATCTTTTGCCCCGTGACGTAGGCGTTGCCTGCGCCTGCGCCAGCGTAGTCCGTAGGATCGCCCGGCACGGACCACATGACGAAGCCGTCGTTACCGAAGGCGACGGTGTACGGGTGCAGGGAGACGATGCCTCCGGTGGCGCTGTACACCGCCGGCAGGCTCGTCACCTCAACGAGGGCCGCCGTGCCGAACTCGTCGCCGGTAAAGAGCTGGCCGCCGGTGCTGTTGCAGATGCAGTCGAGGTTCGGTGCCACTTGCGCCACCAGTTGCAGGCCGCCGCCGAGGGCCGTGTCCACATCGAACTGCCACATGTTGCCGGCATTCGCGACGAGTGTCGTCGGCGTGCGGTCGGAGATGACGGACGTGTTGAAACTGGCGTCGAGATAGAAACGCTCCAGCAGGTTGGCCGATCCGCCGTGGACGTACGTCAGGCTGTCCTGCGTGTACTCGTGCAGCGTCCGCACCAGTCCGCGCAGGAACTTGTTGATCGAGCGATAGCCGCCGATCTTGCGCGGCAGGGCGCGCTGGAAGCGCACCCACTGCCCGTCGACGTACTGGTCGCCCTCAAACTTCGTGCCGTCCCGCTTGATGCCGGGCAGCGACTTTATCTGGATAATGTTCTCGGCCACCTAAAATGTGCCGCCGTTGACGGTGCCGGAAGGCGCGACACCGAGCACCGTCCACACAGCGGACGCTACGGTCGCTGTGACAATGGGGTCGGCGAACGACGTGATGCCGAGACTGAGGCGCGCGGCCGACGCCGTCGTCGCGCCTGTGCCGCCGTCCGACACGGTGACCGGCAGCGTGAGCGACGTCGGATCGGAGGCAAGAATTATGTTGCTCCCGTCGCAGTAGTAGATGCCCTTGGCGCCCTGATTGATTTGCTTCGGCGTCCCGCCGCTGGTTCCCACGTAAAAGGAGAACGCGCCCGTCGTGTCGTTGGTGATCCAATACTGCTGGACCGTGGCAGGAACAATGATCGTGCAGTTACTCGTTAGCGTGCCGACAAAATTATACGCGATACGGTTGAGTTGCGAACCGGAAAGCGTGACGGTGCCGCCAGTGACGGAGATCGACGTGTAGTCGAAGGCGAACACCGCATCCTGCCCGAGGCCTATCGTGTACCAACTCGTGCCGTCGGTGATGATGCTGGCGCTGTCACCGGGTCGGAGCACCAGTGTGGCGGCGCTGTTGATCGTCTCCGTACCGGCCGGGTCAATCGTCAAGTCCCCGCCGCCCTCGTTGCGAACAAAGACAAAGAAGTTGTTGCCGGCGGATACGGCCGTCAGAAGGCTCAACGTGCCGGTGCCGGTGCCGGTCCACACGAACGCCCCTGCTCGATTTGAAGTGGCGGCGGTGGTGCTGGTAGAGAACGTGGTGACGGGCAGCGACTGCGACAGCGTCGAGCCGGTGACCGTGAGGCCAAAGCCGGCCAACGCCGACGGCTGCACCGTTGCGGTCGACGCGCCGTAGCGGAATACGCGCCACGTGCCGGCAGAGGTCGTGGTGGCGGCCAGATAGACTTGCCACTGCTCACCGAAGGCCACGGTGGCCAGCGTGTTGCCGTCAAAATCCTTGACGTAAAAGCTGTACGCGCCGTCGATATTGTTGAACAGGATCGTCTGGCCGGCTCCGGTCAATGTAGCGTCGGGCAACACAATGCTGAAGCCGGAGGCCGTTGGATCGACGTCAATGATACGCGCGGCAGGATCTTCTGTTCCCGAACTTTCGAGGGGCCACTCAAGCGGCGTGTCGGCGGTGAGGGCAATCGACAGATACGATACGTCCGAGGGATATATCGTGTTGCCGCCGAAGACATTAGTATAGGTCATGCTTCTTTCCTCACGGCTGCGCGGTCGAAGATCTTCGCCAAATCTTCGCCGTTGAGCATCGCGGCAGCGCGGTCGTAGAACTGCTGCCACGTGCCGATGCGCTCGTCATTCTTCAGGAACGGCGTGGCCTCAAGCAGGGTGCCGTACAGGATAAGCTGCGGCGCGTACTCCGTCAGCCAGTTTGTCTGAATGGTGTCGTCAAGCAGCGGCGGCAACTCGTAGTACATGATCTCGATGGGGTTTGCCTCGGCGGGTGTCGGCGACAGCAGCCAGTTGTTGTAGTTGTAGTCGGCGTAGAAACGCGGCGTCTCCGTCTGGCTCTCGTCGGGCCAGTACGCGCGGCAATACTCATAGTCGCGGCCGAACAGCATGGTGCGGTTGACCAGCGACGTGCCCGTGCCGATGTTGATCGAGATCGTGTCACGCCAGCGGTCCGGCTTGGCGTAGACGGACTGGCCGACTATCAGCGTGTCGGACACGACGGCGATGAAACCCTGCACCTTCAACTCGCGGGCAATACGGCGCTCGGCGAGGTTGATCAGCCGAGGGATTTGCTCAAAGACAACCGGATCTGAGGCATAGGTCGCGCCGCGCTCAAGATAGCGCTGTACGTCCTGCTTCAGGGTATCGAAGGTCATCGTCGTGGCCATGGCGCACCTTATATCACTTTTGAGGCAGTTTACCAGTCTACGTCTGCGTCGGACAGTCCTTCTCACACAGGCAGACCCACTGGCTGTTGTGTCTCTCGATTGCCGCTACCGTCTCCGCCGTGTCCTTGGCGGTGTCGTAGCCGAGGGGCCGCGCAATTGCGCAGTAGCTATTTACGGGCGCGGTCGAAACGGTTGCGCAGCCGCTCAGTGCGGATAGGGTCAGGCACAGCGACAGCCGCCTCGCCCACGTCGATTTGCCGCTGTATGTCATCCGCCGCCTCCTTGGCTGCCTCCTGCCGTCCCTGCTTCTTCCACTGCTCCCTGTCGAGGAGGGCGCAGAGCCTCTCAACAAGAGCCAGCAGAGACGACAGGAGCCGTATCACTTGGCGCGTTCTGCCAGCAGGACGGCGGCCAGCCCGGCGACGCCGGCGATGGCAGTCGAGATGGCGCTGTACAGCTCGCCGGAGACGCCGAGCGCCAGTGCGATGACCGACAGGCCGGCGTAGGTCGACGGCTCTTTCAGGCGCGTCAGAATGAAGTTCACGGTGGACATATGAGCCTCCTATTGCTCGTTGGTGGAAACGGTGCCGATCTTCAGCTGCACGGGCTTGCCCAGCACAGGCTCACCCCTCGGCCAGCGCGACGCGAGCAGGCGCGTCTTGCCTAGCTTCATGACGCTGACCTCGTTGTTCTGGTTGCCGCCAAGGACGAAATAGTGGCCGGCATCCTCGCCGGCGTAGAAGCCGACGTGGCCGCCGCCTTCCCGGTCAAAGACGAGGATGGCGCCCGGCGAGAGCGCGTCGGGGCGGAGCAGCGCACCATAGTCGCTCCACGCCTTCGCGCGCATATACAGCTTGGGATACGGAAGACCCGCCTCCTTGATGCAGTACGCCACGAACACGCCGCACCACGGCGTCTCGTCTTCGCGCCACCACGCCTTCAGCGTCCCCAGCCATCCGAGGATCGTCGGGTTATGGCGCGGGCCGGGGACTTCCTTGAGGCCGCGAAACAACGTGGCGGTCTTCATCCAACGGGGGAGGGGTGCCGTCATCAGCTATTCCTTCTGCCGCAGGAACGTGAGAAAGTCCGCCGCCATCTCGACGTTGTCGAACGCCTGCACCAGCGGGCGCTGGCCGACGCGGGGCGTCACGATTGTCACGACGGACTGCCCATCACGCTGCTCCGTGAACTGCCCCTTGAGGGCGTAATCGTCAGCGTCCTTATACCCTCTCGCGCGCACAAGGCAAGCGCGGCGACCGCCGGGCAGCTCGACATTGCCGGTGGCAAACGTGTGAATGTGAAAAGCGGCGTAGATGTCCGCATGTTCGTCCATCATTGCCGCACGCTTGAGGCCGTGCAGTTCGTTGTAGATCGACGAGCCTTTGAAGTTGTGACGCGCCCACACCGTGGCGTCCGCGCCGTCCGGCGACACTAGTTTCAGTTTGGCGTCCCAGTCGCGCATCAGGATGCGGTTGGTGTTGAGGCCCTCGAAGATGCGCTTGCCGGTATTCCACGTGTCGTGGTTGCCGAGTAGCCAGAGCAGCCACCGGACACCCAGACCCTTGAGCAGCCACTCGACCAGTTCCCAGCCCTCGGACACCGTGGCAGACTGCTCGCCGTAGAGGCGCTCAAGCCGCCCGACCCAGTTGTTGATGCTGTCGCCGCCGTTCGCGCCGTACATGCCATCGGTCTCGGCGCAGATGCGCGCGTGGCGCTCAACGCTGTCGAGGTCGCAGAACGGGTCGTCGAGGTGCGGGTCGCCGAACCAGCAGATGCCGTACGGCCCGGAGATCGGCACGCGCACAGTCTGCCACGACGCCGCGCGGGCGTGGACAATGCGCAGGTTGTTGCGCGTCTTCATCGTTGCCAGCCGCTCGTCGAATGGCAGATCGGACGGCGGAAGCTCTTCGGCTACCGTCTCTTGGTGCGCCAAACCGGCGGATAGGTAAGCATGCCCGAAGGTGCGGCGAACGGCCTTGACGATGGCGTCGCGGGAGCAGTTCAATCTGGCAGCCGCTGCGGTTTGATTGCGGCCACACGCCTCCCACACAGCGATCCGCTCGGCGTCGATGGCCGTGAGGTCGGTGTTTTGATTGGCCATCAGTTTAGCTTCAGAACGATGGCCAGCAGCAGTGCGATGATGAAACCCGCGACGCCCAAGCTGACGGCCTCCAGCCGCTTCAGGCGGGCGCACAGCCCCTCGTAGCGCAGCGCACACACTTCCTCATGGGTCTGGAGGCGCGCCTTCGTCTCGTCGATCTCGGCCATGTTGTGGTCCGTTACTTGAGATTGCGGAGTTTGTAGATCGCCGACAGGTAGACGCCCGTCAGCGTGTCGATGAGGTTTGCCACGGCGCGGTTGCCTCGGCAGATGCCCTCGTGGTTCTCCTCGATCCACGCGGCGTCGACCTCGAGCAGCTTCAGGACGTCGCCCTTCGGCGTCTCCGGTCCCGGGATGTTGCCGATCAGTTCGAACGCGCCCTGATACGCCTCGACGAGGGGGTCCACGGCGTCGATGACGCCGTCGTAGAACTCACCCAGCGCGATGTGCTTGGCGAAGCTGCCGTCGCCCTTGGCGCGCCAGTGCGCGAAGTGTGCGGCGTTGCGGGCGTAAAAGACGCGGCTGATGAGCTGTTCGATCATGCGATGCCTCTCGCGGCTTTGAGGGTGGCGACCTCTGCGCTCAATTCCTGAATAGCCCTGACCAACACGGGCAGCAGCTTGCCGTAACCCGCCTCGAGCTTGTCGGGGTTAATGTCGTAGACGAGGCCCGGCAGATCGACGCCGGTGCTGGCCATGGCCGCCTGCAGATCCTGCGCAATGAAGCCGGTGTCAGCCTCACCAACCTTGCCGCCGTCGCGCATGTCCCACGTGAAACGAACCGGACGCAGCGCATTGACGAAAGCCAGACCAGCGTCAAGATCAGCTACGTCGCTCTTGTCTCGCGCGTCAGACAGACTGGTGATCGTCGTGACTTGGCAGCGCAGCGTCGCGATGCTGCTGTTGCCGATGGTAGCTTCATTGTTGACGTTGTTAGCGGTGGCGTCTGCGGTGTTACCGATGACAATGTTATTGCTGCCCGTGGTGATGCTATAGCCTGCCTGATAACCGATAGTCGTGTTGCCTGCGCCCGTGCTGTTAAAACGCGATGCATCGTTGCCTACGGCCGTGCAGTTCGCGCCTGTTGCAGTGGTAAGCGCGTACCCGCCTACGGCAGTATTGTAGTTCCCGCTGACATTGTTAAACAAGGCAGAAATGCCGATGGCGATGTTACTGAGGCCGGTGGTGTTCCCAAACAATGCGCTGGCACCAATGGCGGTGTTATCGCCGCCGGTTGTGTTGCTGCCTAGCGCATTTGAGCCAACAGATGAGTTGGCCGCACCAGTAGTGTTGGCGTCGAGCGATCCCCTCCCAACAGCAGTGTTGCTGGCGCCTGTCGTGTTGGCTTTGCCCGACTGATATCCGACGAAGGTATTACTCGCGCCAGTCGTATTGAGGCCAGCTTCAAAGCCAAGCGACGTTTCAAACGGGGTTGTTGACTGCGTGACGCCGGACAGTGACACGCCGGCAGCGGCGCTTGTCCACGTCGTCCCGTTCGATGTCAGGATGTTGCCATTGGTTCCGGGCGCGACAAACTGCACCGCGCTGGTGCCATTGCCGAGGATGACGTTGTTGGCCGTAAGCGTCGTGGCTCCAGTCCCACCCCTAGCAACGGTCAGCGTGCCGCCGGGGCCGATAGACACGACGCTGCCGGTGGAGTTCTTGAAGTACAGTTTCTCGTCGGCGGTATTGAGCGCCAACTCGCCAACGGCCAGATCACCAGCCAAAGGAACGACGCCCGGCGTAGCCGAGCGGTAGAGTTGTATGGGCGTAAAGCCACTGGCCGCCATTAGAATATTCCTCCGTTAGCGCGGCGGACCATAGCCGAAGATCGGTGCGGCGGCAATGATAGTGCGGCGTTCATGGCTGCTCGGGCCACACGATGTTGAACGGATCGGTTTGCGTCGGGACATTCCTCAACGCCTGCCGGTAAACAGCCCATGCTACTTGGTCAACAGGTGCGTCGGCTACCTGCGTCCAGTCGCAGGCTGCGAGGCGTGCGTTGCGGTCGCCTCGGACAGCACCCCACTGCTGGTCAATGTCCTGCTGCGTATACGGGGTAAGTGCCCAGCGTTCCTGCCACACGCCGTCCACCAGTTCGGGCGCAATGCGCTGCGCCACCATGCCAGTGGCCTCCGGCGGCGTCGTGTCCTGCACCGGGTAGCAATACCAGTCGCTGCCGTCGAAGCCTGCCATGTCACGCGGGAACGACGTGCCGGGGTTGGCGCGCGTCAGGTCAGTGAGCGTGTAGGGGTAGACCGGATCTTCACCCGGTACGGTCAGGATGTAGAACATCAGCCCTCCAACTGCTTGGCGATCACGTCGCGCATGATGATTTCCTTGCGCTGTTCGATGATGGACGAGGCCAGCAGGTCAGCGAGACGGGCGCGGAACTCTTGGATGGCCGCGTCGTCTGCGTAGTTGGTGTCAATCTCCGCAATCGCCAGCGTGTAGTTGTCGATATTGATCTGATGCTGGAACACCTCGGCTTCACGGTGAGCGAGGGCGGGGGTGAGGATTTCTATTTTGTTCATGTTATATTGCTCCAAAAGCTACGCTGTTACATTGGAACGGCGGCAGCGTTGCCGGATCAGTAAACTTAGTTCCAAAGCCACTGCCGCTCCACGGGTAGGCCGTGACAAATGGGGACACTTCGTGCCCTACGGCGATGGCGTCGCCAGCGGGGGAGAACGCTACGCCACGGCCATTGCCAGTTGGCAGCGTTGCCGGATCAGTAAACTTAGTTCCAAAGCCGCTGCCGCTCCACGGATATGCTGTGATGAACGGCGTAGAGGTGTGCGCTACGGCAATAGCATCTCCAGAAGGAGAAAAGGCCACGCCGTCGCCTTGCCCGGCAGGCAACGTCGCTGGGTTGGAGAACTTCGTTCCAAAGCCGCTGCCGCTCCACGGATAAGCGGTTATGAATGGGGATGTGCTGTGCGCCACGGCGATGGCATTACCGGAGGGACTGAACGCTACGCCACGGCCAGTGCTTGCAGGCAACGTTGCTGGATTGCCATACCTTGCAATAAAACCACTGGCCCAAAGATAGGTTGAGATGAATGGGGATGTGTTGTGTGCCACGGCGATGGCATTACCGGAGGGACTGAACGCTACGGCGTTGCCAGTGTTAGTCGGCAACGTTGTTGGGTTGGAGAACTTAGTTCCAAAGCCGCTGCCGCTCCACGGGTAGGCCGTTACGAATGGCGTCGTACTGTGCGCTACAGCAATGGCGTTGCCAGCGGGGGAGAACGCTACGCCACGGCTATTGCCAGTTGGCAGCGTTGCCGGATCAGTAAACTTTGTGCCGAAGCCACTGCCGCTCCACGGATATGCTGTGATGAACGGCGTAGAGGTGTGCGCCACGGCGATGGCGTTACCGGATGGGCTAAACGCTACCCCAGTGCCTTGTCCAGTTGGCAGCGTTGCCGGATCAGTAAACTTCGTTCCAAAGCCACTGCCGCTCCACGGATATGCTGTGATGAGTGGGGTGCTGACGTGCGCAACTGCTATATACTGCGCCGCAGTCGGCGTGGCAGTTGCCCCTTTGAGTCTCTGTGACAGCATCAGGCGTCACCCACTCGCGCGCCGTAGATCGTCGTGCCAACCTTCCACAGAACGATAACCGTATAGCCCGTAGTCGCCAGCGTCGGCGCTACACCGCCGTTGGTTTCCCAGACCACGCCAAGCGTCGTCCACGTCACCGTGTACGCCGTGCCGTCATCGATCATCAATGTGATCGACTGCCCTGCGGCCCAGTTCGCTTGCGTGGGAGTGCGGCTTGCGCCCAGCGTCCATGTCTGAATGCTACCATTATTTGGGTCAAGGACGGCACCCGCAGCGTCAACAACAGCAAAAACGGTCTCGGTGTAGCTGGTCAATGTCTTGTTCGTGAGGGTCTGCGTGTCAGTGGTGCCGACAAAGTCTCCGGTCGGATTGGTCTTGACCGTGAACGCCGAGGTGCCATTGCCAATAACGACGCCGGTCAGCGTTGTTGCGCCCGTGCCGCCGTTTGCCACAGGCAGCGTGCCAGACACTTGCGATGTCAGTGAGACACCCGACAGCGTACCGCCGAGCGTGAGACTGCCGCTGCTGGTGACGGTGCCGGTCA